ACTACATAAGCCTCTCTACCTTTTTCTCTAGCATATAAAGATGTTTGTTGTAGGTGTTCAGGCTTTATTCGTTCAGGCATTTTCTGTTGCGATACTCCATAACCTGATTTGTTTTTTTTAAAATTAGGCGGTAAAGATTTAAGTTCCATTATCTTTGTATTACTTTCAAAGTCTATCCTACCTATGATTGGAATAAATAAATCCAAATGTTTTATATCAACATATCTCTCGCATTGTACCGGCTCATCACCAAATATTTCTTCTACTGCTTTTATAATTAGTTTGATAGTTGGAAGTAAAAACTCTTTCATTGCTTCTCTGCAATGCTTATCTCTATCGTCTTTATATTTTATCTTATCTACTTTATTTAGTTCGTTGTTTAATATTTCTTGTATATTCATTTATTTGCTTTCCAAATGTTCCATCTTCTTTTCTTTCGAAGATATATTTTGCGACACATTTTTGAGCTACATTATTTACGGAAGAACCGAAGTGAAGTTTATATCCCTTGACTGACTTTCTTCTCTCTTCTTGGTTCACCATTACATAGTCAATTATATATTTTGCTATAGGCGATGTTAGTTGAGTAGGACTAAAATGATCGTACCCCTCACCGCCTGATAGCTTTGATTTAATTATATTTACTTTTTTTATATCCATTTATTTACCACAATAAGGACATTTGATTGTCCCACTCTTTCTTGCTTGAACATACCTAGACCATTCATCACATTCGAATTGTGATGAAAAACTTGGACCAGAATTACCCAAAGTAGTGTGTGCATTTTCATAATAATATTTATACATATCACTATACTTATCGTGCATTTGTTGTTCCCAAGATTTATAATTTATTGTCATTGTTTTTTTTACTTGCTTTTATATCACAAAATGATATATGTCAAATAAAAAATGACTTTACAAGAATGGATAAAAAAAGAAGGTATATCAAACGCAGAAGCGGCTAGGCGGCTAGATGTTAGTAGCTTTAATCCTTCGACTAATATAGGTCGATGGGTTAGTATTGATCCAAAATCATTTCGTATTCCCCACGAAGATAATATGTTAAAGATCATGCGGGGTACAAATAATGAAGTACAACCGAATGACTTTTATGAGCATATCTGGAAAATCAATAAAAAAGTTTAAGCGAGTTTTTATACACTGGATTGACATTGAGAGTAGCAGCGAATGGACTAATACTCTTGAGGGTAAAACCTATGCTCAAAATTGTTATTCTATGGGTTGGTTAGCCACCAAGAATAAAGATAAGACTATCATATTCTCATCATATAGTTTAGATAATGAAGGTTTAATAAATGATTATGGCGATGTTACCTGCTATCCTAGTTCGGTCATTAAAAAAATTACCTATCTCAAAGATGAAGAAGAAAAATAAAAAAAAGAAAAAGAAAAAAATATCAGGTTATTATTTTGATGGTAAGAAGCTGATAGTTTTATATGAGACACACGAAACATTTTGATAAGAACCTTTACAATCGTTGGCATCGTAGGTTTGATAATATTGCAATGGTCGATATAGATCAGGTCGAATGTTGTCAGGTTAAGGGTTGTTGGCAACCTTTGGCTTTGGTTGAAACCGCCTATGATACTGGTAATTATTATAAAACTACGACTATTACTAAATGGCTAGGTGAAAAGGCGAATATCCCTGTATGGCTCGTATTTTACAAGAAAGACGAAATTGTAGGGGGTGATAGCCTAACCTTCAAAGTTCGTCAAATTTACCCCCTCTACAGCGATTTAAAGGCTATATCTGAAGCGGAATGGGTTAGCTATTTAAGGAATTTACAACATAAGCATTATTTGGAAAAACATTGTGATAAAAAAGACGAAATACGAACAACATATCCGGTTAGCAACAAAGATATTAAATGACAGGGACTTTCTAAAGATACCAAAAAGAGATAGGCTCGGTTGTCTTGGTGCTTTGATTGTCTTATTGCGTTTTGCTGATGGTAGAACACGAAAAAGTTATCCCCGTCTTCAAACCATTGCTAATCTTCTAGGTTGTGGCAAGAATAAGGCTAGGAAGAGCTTATTGTGGCTAAAAAAGGTCGGCATTATATCAATAAAAAGGCTACAATCCACTAATTTATATCAAATCCACCCTTTTTTTTATGTAGGTGATAGTGAAGTTTCAAAACAGGTATATCAGAAGTTTCAACGGGGGACTTCTGAAGTTTCAAATCAGGTAGGTATTAATAAAACTATCTTTAATATATCTAAAACAAATCCAACAATAGATAAGATAATAAAAAAGTATGGTCATGATAAAGAAACATTAATAGATCAATTAGCGACACTCCCCCTGCCTGACTTACAATCTGAATATAATAATGGTCTTAATAAATGGTATATGAATTTAGCAATGAAGAAAAAGAATGGCGGGTAAGCCTCGACAAAAGGTGTTTTGTCAAGGGATAACAAGGCTCGGCAATCCTTGTAAAGCTAAAGGCTTTCTTTGTTTAAATGGTAAATGGCTTTGTCGGTTTCATGGTTATCAGAATAGAGAAGGTTATTTAAAGCCTAGATTTACCAAAGAAAGTAGAATAAAGATGTTGAAGACACTATATCAATTTAGAAATTATACGGACAATGATTTTGAAAAATACTATCAAGAAAAAATTATCCCAAGACTTAACAATAGAACAAGTGAATACAATCGAAGGCGAACTCATATCAGGAAAAACGCTTACAGAAATATTTTCAGAGAAAAATCCATATCAGGTCAGCTTACAGAAATTCTACGCTATGTTAAAAAGAAACAAAGAGTTAGAGATAAAGATCATTGAAGCTCGTAAAATGGGTATGCAGACATTGATAGATAAGATCATGACATTGCTGCAAACTGAAGAGATAACTGATCCTAATTTAATTTTATGGTTAAGAGAGAGAATAAACTTTGTAAAATGGACTGCTAGTAAAATCACAGATTTATATTCAGATAATAAACCTCAAAAGGTAAATACAGATCAGAAAATTAGTATAGCTTTTGAAGATAATTTAGGGGATATGATTGATGTTTCAGGCGAGATTGAGGAAGTGTCCCCAACCCCGCCTAAAAATTAACTCTGATTAGTTTCGGTCATTGTCACCTTTACATTTATATTCATTCCATAATCACCATTTACTCTTCGATCAATAGAATTTAATAAATCGCAAAGGTCAGATAAACTTATATGTTCATCGCTTTTTGTACTAAATAGAAGCTGATCTTTTTCTCGCTTGTTTTTTTTATGATTATATTTAGCACCGATTTTAGTTATTTCGTAGCTATCGATATACATTTTTTCCTCATTAGTTGGTTGTTTTTATAGTAAGTGTAAATTACTCCTTTAGCACTTAATATATTTAAAAGAGTTTGTTTTTTTAACTCTTCTAAATTCTGTTTATTTGTACCAATATTTGTCGATGTTCTCGCTGTTATATTCGACTGCTTGATACTTGTTTTTTCTTGGCTTTGATCGTTTAATATAATCATTAGCCTTTGCTTCTGTTTCAAAGATTTCATTAGTGTATGAAGTCCATTTGTTGTCTTTGAAAATTATAATAAAATACATTAATCATATTATATATTACTATTGTTTTACTTCCCATTCTTTTTTAAGTATTAAAGGTTTTTGT